CCCCCGCTGCCTCATCGAAGGCTACGCCCACACCGAGCTAGACGCTGAGGCCCTGGCCGAAACGGCCTACGAAGCATGGATACGGATGCGGTCCGCCAAAATCCAATCCACCACCATAGACACCCTCACCAAGTACGACGACCCCGACCCGAAGCTCCACCGCTTCCAATTCACCGGTGGCGTGCGGCTCCTAGCCCACTAGTATCCTGCCCCTGGTGCGACAGCAGGGGACACCATCCTGTCGCGACTACCGTCCAACTTTCCTGATTTAGGAGAACCATCATGGCTATCAACATCCAAAACGCCTTCGTGGCCACCCCACCCATCGACGGAGGCGTCTACTTCAACGCCCCGGTCGGCACCCCACTGCCGAAAACCGCCACCGAAGCCCTCAATCCAGCATTCGTCGATCACGGTGCTGTGGGCGAAGACGGCTTCAATAACACCCCCACCCGCGAAACCAGCATCGAAAAAATGTTCGGCGGGGATGACTGGGTGGATCTGCAAACCTCATACACCGAAACCGTCACCATCACCCTGCTAGAAGACGACAACGAACACGTGCTGAAGTCCTGCTTCGGCGACGCAAACGTCATCGAAAAAGCCGCCACCGACAAACACGGCCGGCAGCGCACCATCTATCACACCGCTGAACGCCTGCCACTAAAAAGCCACATCGTCAAGGCTGTCTCCGGTGAGAAAGCGAAAACCTTGGTCGTGCCTAACGGTCGGATCAGTACCGTGGAAAAAACCGCAGAGACCCATTCCGCGTCCACGAAATACAACGTCACGATCACCGCTTTCAAGGGCCCCCAGGAATACAAATACGCCAACGTATTCGAACTCCGGGACGACGGCATGGTTGACCCCAACACCCCAGACCCTGATGCCCAAGACAAGACCGTGACCCTCCCCAGCGGCGTTACAGGCGGCACCTTCACCCTCTCCGTCGACGGCAACGCCACCACCGAACTGGCGTTTAACGCCACCGCCGAAACGGTGCAGGCCGAGCTACGCAAACTCACGGGCGCCACCACCGCCACCGTCACCGGTAGCGCTGGCGGGCCCTACACCATCAAGGACATCACCGGGGCTCTCACCGCCGACGGCACTAAACTCACCGGTGGCGCGGGCACCACCATCACTGTAAACCCCTAAACCCCTCCCCGGTAACTCCGGGCGGCGGAGGGAACAACAACGGCGGCGGGGCTGTACCGCCGCCCCCGAAACCGGACACCCGTCTACGAGCCGTGTCATTCGGGTGGGAAGACACCTCATCGAAAACCTACAACTGGGAAGAAACCCTCCAAAAAGTAGTAGACGCTGGCGGCACCACCATCGACCTAGCGGTAGGCCGCCCCGAATGGTTGCTCTCCCCCGAAGTGCCCTCAGACAGTGGGCTCGCATCATCCCTATCAGCAGCCGAAGGCGACCCCATCGCAGGGATCATCAACACCGCCCGCGCAGCTGGTATCACAAGCATCTACCTCACCCTGGATGCTATGGCCACCACCACCCTGGCGAAACCCGAATACCAAGACCTCCGGGCAGTATCCAGAGACGGCACCATCCGAAACGACCTGGGCAGCGCCTACGCCCTCACCAAAGGACACATCGGTGACATGCTAGAGGCAGCCGCACGGCACCTCGCGGCCCGTTACGGAAACCGCATCAACGGCATCACCCTCACCGAAATCCACTGGGACTCCGGGTCATTTTCGGCCAAAGACCTTGAGCTGTTCAAACAAGATACCGGCGAGGTGGATTGGGCACGGCGTGGTGACGGCACCCCCCACGAGGGGCCCAAAGAGCTGGCGTGGTTCGGCGATAAAATGGCCGAAGTCGCAGGCCGCATCAAACGCGCCATCGGCACCACCCAACTGGTTTTCGACGTGCGAGTCAACTGGGCCAACCCGGTTGCTGGCCGGCCCGACAGCGGACACGACTACGCCAAACTACTGCGACACGCCGATCTGCTTCAGCCGTGGGTCTACTTCGACGCTGGGCAGGCTGGAAAAGCCGCGCCCCTGGTGGAAGCGCTCACCGCACAATGGCCGGGTAAGATCCGCCCCTCCATCGGCCTGTGGGGTGCGGGCGGCACCACCATCCCCGCAACCGACCTGGACACGGCTATCACCTCACTACGCACCCAACCGTGGCTGCAAGTCACGCCGGCATCAAAGCTCACCACTGCCCACTGGCAGGTGCTGAAACACTGGCGCTAACCACACTGAAAAAAGGCCGCGGGCAAAGCCCCGTGCCGCCCGCGGCCCCTCCCACCCTTTATCAACCACACCTAAGGAATCATCGTGGCATTCGACATCCCTGGATTCGATAACATCGAATTCAACATCTCAGCAGGCAAAGGTAAAAAAATCACCATCACCATCCCCCCAGTTGACTGTTTGCACTCGACAGACGTCACCGCCGTCCAAAACGAAGCCGAAAAACAAAACATCGGCGAGGGCTCTTTTGAAATCATGCGGCTCTTTCTGCTCCACTTCAACAACACCCAGGTGAAGAAGGACGCCATCAACAAACTAGTGCAACGCCAACTGGTGGAAATCGACCGCATCTGGGGGCAGGAATCAGGTATCCCGCTGGGGGAATCCTTGCCCTCCACCGGTACGCCTTCGGGGGAGACCCCCAGCTCACCGATGCCCTCCGAGTAGATCTCCTCCACATTGGGTACTCACTCAGCAACGTAGGGCGCACCTACCGGTGGAGTGACCTCCGGGCATTCCTCAAACACCTACCAGCCACATCCCACCTCCACACCTACCTCAATCCCGCAGCCGCCGAAGCTGCAGCCTGGGTGACACCCACCAACCAAATATTGGGTGCGCTTTTCGACCAGCAGTACATCCTGGCGCTGGCCCGCGCCGGGAAAAACACAAGTGGTGTTGGGGGTCTTATTCAGCAAACCATCGAGGGGATTGAGGCATCTCATCAGCAGGTGAGCCGGCCGCATAGGCGGGAGCTGACCGCCGCGGAGATCAGGCAAAAGGTCAGGGAAAAGCACCACATCTAAATCCGAAAGGAGGGGATTTTTCATGGGCGCAGAGCTCGGCACCGGCTACATCTCGATCATCCCCGAGGTGAGTAAAATCAGCCCCACCATCGCCAAAGCGTTGGGGAGTGTAGAGAGTGAAGCTGAGCGCCGCGGCGGCTCGTGGGGAAGCAAGCTCGCCGCTGGCGTGGGCAAGACGCTGAAAGCCGGGGCGCTCGCCACCGGTGTGGCGGCAGGTGGGCTTATCGGTACCGCCATGGCCAAAGGCATGGGCCGCCTCACCGCTATCGAAAACGCCCAACAGAAACTCCTCGGCCTAGGCAACGACACCAAGACCGTTGCCGGGGTCATGAACGATGCGCTTTCCTCAGTGAAAGGCACCGCCTTTGGACTGGGGGAGGCGGCATCCACCGCCGCAGGCCTGGTTGCCGCCGGCATTAAACCCGGCCAGCAGCTGGAAACCACCCTGAAAACCGTGGGTGACACGGCTGCCATTGCCGGCCGGAGCATGCAAGATGTCGGCGTTATCTTCGGGTCGATTGCCGCCCGCGGTAAACTCCAGGGCGACGACATGCTCCAACTCATGGCGTCGGGCATTCCCGTACTCCAGCTGCTCGCCAAAGAGACCGGGAAAACCTCCGCCGAAATCTCGGACATGGTTTCCAAAGGCAAGATCGACTTCGAAACCTTCGAAAAAGCCATGCGTGCCGGCATGGGTGGGTCCGCCCTGAAAATGGGCGAATCCTTCACGGGTGCCGCAGCTAACGCTCAGGCAGCCCTGGGCCGCCTGGGCGCTACCGCGTTGAAACCATTCTTCGGCCTGGCGAAGGACGGCCTGGTGGCCGCCACCGGCGCCATCGACGGGTTGGAAACCAAAATCAAGCCGGTTGCAGCCGATATTGATACTTTCCTTCAGCAGCGCCTAGTGCCAGGGCTCAAAGACGCTAAATCAGCTGTGGCGAATTTTATGCAGTCCGATCAGGGCAAAGGCATGCTTACCGGCGTCCAGGCGGCCTTCACCGATGCGCTCGATGCAGGTAAAGCCTTGGCACCCGTGGTATCTACCGTGGCTACTGCTCTGGGGCAGGCATCCGCAGCCCTCGGCGTTAGCACCTGGAATATTTTCCTTGGCACCCTGCATGCAGCATCTGGTGTGCTCGTTGCTCTGGCCCCGTCCCTCCAGTCTGTTGCTGACCTGCTGAAAGCCCACCCAGGGTTGCTGGCGGCCGCTATGGCAGGCTGGATGGCGTTCCGCACCGTGCCAGGTATCGTTGGTGGTATCACCACCACCGTGGGCCAGTACACGTCCAAGCTGTCTGAGATGCGGGGGCACGTGTCTAGCCTGTCTGAAATGCGTGGACAAATCTCCAGCATCCAAAAGTTCTACAGGGACGCTGGTGTGGAAATGGACCGGGTTGGGGCCACCACACACTACCTGACCGGTGAACAAAGTGGTTTGGCTGCCGCCGTGCTTAAGGCCGAGGCTGCGGTCCAGCAGGGTTCCCCGGCATTGAAAACATTTGCGGAAAAGCACACCGAAGCAGCCCACACCGCCCGTGCTGCCCTGGGTTCGATCGGTGATGCAGCTGTTGGTGTGGCCCGTGGCGGGTTCTCCCTGCTGAAATCCGCCGCCGAAGGCCTACTGGGCGCCCTCGGTGGGCCTTGGGGTCTGGCGCTCACCGGTGCCGCAGCAGCCCTTACAATTTTCGCCAGCGAAAACGAAAAGGCAGCTAAGGCTGAGCAGCAGCACAAGAACAACGTTGATGACCTGAAGAACTCCCTGAACGGCATTGAGGAGGCAGCCACCAGGTCGGTGATGGTGCAGCGCGCCTCCAGCGAAGGCCTGATAGACCTGGCCAGCAAGGCAGGTATCGCATCCAGCACCGTGGTGGATGCGATGATGGGGCAGGCATCCGGCCTGGAGGCCATCCAGGGCAAAGCCGAATCCATCACTACCGCTTTTATGCATGCCCACCCCCAGCTGCAGCAAGCTAGGATTTCCGCCGATGATCTAGAAGCCGCCCTCAACGGCAACAAAGATGCTGCCTTGGGTGTGGCCACCGCCCTCGCTGATCTTAATGGTGGCAGCACCACCGCCAAGGAGAACGCCGCCCAATCCTTCGCGGAATGGAAGAAAGGCCTGACCGATGCCGACCTAGCGACGCTGAAGCTTGCCGAATCCACCCGAGGCGCCAACAACGATCTGGCTGAGGCAACCAGGCAGCATGAAGCCGAAGCTGCCGCCATGACGAATGCTGCTAAGGAAGCCGACACGGCGGCTCAGATCTACTCGATTCTGGGTGACAAGATCAAATCCATCCCTGATGACAAAACGATCAAGGTGGAGTCGGATGCGATCACCGATGAGACCAAACAAAAGCTGGAGGCCATGGGGGCGAAAGTCTCTGAACCCTTTGAGGGGCAGGTGACCATTGATTTCCCCGATGCGTTCTCCATCATTTCTCTGCTGGATCAGATGGGGGTCAAGCTTTCCAGCCTTGACGGCTACATCCATATTGATAACGCTGAGGTGCCAGGCACTATCGAAAAGCTTGATGCTCTAGGGTTGAAAACGAAAACCCTCCCCGGCGGCAAAGTTGTTATCGACTCCAACGACCCTGACGTGAAGACCCGCATGCTCGATCTGGGTATCCTGGTCAAAGACAAACGTACCGGTGAAGTCAAAATCAATGACAACGTGCCAGAAGTCATCAAGCGGATCCATGGCCTGAGCGGGCAAAACACCACATCTCGCCACACGATTTCGGTGGAAACCGTGTATGTAGGTGGGGGCCGTCCCGCGCTTCTCCCTGATGGCAGCCCGGCACGCCGTGCTATGGGCGGTGTTGTAGGGTTCGCCGCTGGCGGCATGTTCGGCACCCCGGCAGGGTATCGGCTGCCCCTCTCCGGGCCCGGCACCACCGAGATCGACGGCTTCCAAGGCGTCGATAAGCAGGGCAGGCCCACAGCCCGGGTCGATGCTGGGGAATGGGTCATCAACCGCAGGTCCTCCGCTAAGCACCATAATCTACTGCGGGCGATTAATGATGATTCCCCCAAGCTCAATAAGATCCTAGGGGGCGTGCAGGCTCTGGCTGATGGCGGTGTCGTCACCCCAGGCCAACTCCTGAGATTCGCCAAAGGTGAAACCGTCAACGGTAAGAAAGCCCCCCGCTCCCTCGAAGGCGCACCGTATGTTCTCGGCGGCGGCCTACTCGCCAACTGGGGTGACTGCAGTGGCGCCATGAGCGGCCTGGCCGCACTAGCTGTGGGATGGCCACTCGACGGCCGCAAGTTCGCCACTATGGATGAAGGCCCCGTACTGGCTCGCATGGGGTTCAGCACCGGCCTGGGCAGCGGCGGCCCCAGGTTTTCCATCGGTTGGCTCAACGGCGGCCCCGCCGGTGGCCACACCTCAGGTACCATTTATTTCGCTGACGGCCAAGCTATCAACGTCGAAATGGGTGGCGGTCGCGGTAACGGCCAAATCGGCGGCGGGGCAGCACCAGCCTCCCATCCCCAGTACACCAACCACGCCTACCTGCCACTTATCGCCGGGCAGATCGTCACCATCAACGGCAAAGACTACGATCCTGCCGACTTTTTGAGCCTCGGGGATGACATCGAATCCACCTCCGTGGATGGGGTAAAAACCAGCCGCGGCAACGTTTCATGGGGCAAAGCCCAAAGCCTGTTTGACCAGGCCAAAAAATATGTGCAGTACGGGCCGAAGTTCGACACCGGCGGCAGGTGGCCATCCGGCGTCCGAGGACGGAACGAATCCGGCGCCGATGAGCTAGTGCTCACAAACCAGCAGTGGAAGCACCAGTCAACCATCGCTCGAACCTTGCCGGAGATCGGTAAGCAGAATGCCACTGCGGCGAAAATCCTCATGGCGGCAGGCGAAAAATTCGACAAAGCCGCTGGGGAAATCTCCACCGCGGCAAAGCTCTTCGCACACGACGCCGAAGACACCCGGGTCATTGTGCAAGCCGAAGGCCGCCATTTCGGAGGTGGCTGGTTGGACTCCGCCGAAGTTGTAAGAGACGCCGAAAAGGGTCTCTATGAGTTGCGGAAAAAGATCGCCACCGAATCCGATAGCATCAGCAAAGCCGAAAAGGAACTTGCCGACGCGAAGAAAGAATTGGCGAAAACCGAGAAAGAAGGTGCCGCGGTATCCAAAGCTGATAGGCGAAAACTGGAGGACGCCGAAAAATCCTTGGCTGACGCCAGGAAGAAAGGCAAAGCCGACCGTATCGCCGACGCCGAGAAGAAACTCGCCCGGGTACGGGAAGACATCGGCGACAACCTGGAAAAATCCACTGACAAAAACGCCAAAGCGGTCAAATCCGCCCAGGAAAAGGTGAATAAGGCGGAGGACAAGCTGACGGCGGCCCGTGCCGCCCAGGCTGAATCCCTCGCTGACCTAGAGGCGGCAGAACGTACCGTGGCGGCATCCCGCTACCAGGCAGCCAGCGAGATCGCTGAAAAAATCGGCGGCTCCCTCTCCGCAGGCATTGGGCACATCGCCAGCTTCTTCTCTGAAATAGAGAAAGCCGCTGGCATCGTGGATAAAACCCGGCAAGAGGTTTCCAAGCTGGAAATGCAACAGCAAACCAACGCCCTCACCAGGGTGAAAGCGTTGGCTGAGCTGCAGATCAGGGAGCGGGATGTAGAGCGCACCCGTGCCCGCGGCATCGTGAGCATCGCCCAAGCCGAGGCTGCCTTAGCGGAAGCCCGTAAGCAGTCTGCCCTCATGGGGTCCACCAGCGTGGAAGCCATGAAAGGCGCTATTGACCGCTTCTACCGCACCGGCAAATTCACCGTCGAAGATTTGACTGCCTCCGTGGTGGCAAACAGCAAGGAAATCCAAGCCGCCGAATGGGGAATCCGGGTCGCCCGGGCCCAAGCGGCAGTCGACGACCTGGAAGCGGCGAAAGCCCAATCAGAAGCCCGCTACGAGGCGCTAGAGGCAACACTGAAACAAACCGCGGCAGCGCAGCTGCTGCGGGCCCAGACCACGGCCCTTGCTGAGCAAACCGCCAGCCTATACGGTATGACCGCTAATCAGGCTCAGGGTGCGTCCAAGGGTTTCGGTGGGGTGTCGAAGCTGGTAGGCGGCATCGGTAAACTCTTGGCCGGCGCTGCGGCTGGTGTTGCTGGTTTCACCGTCGGCGGGCCCCTCGGCGCCCTAGCAGGTGCCGGCATGGCATTGGGCGGTCTGAAAGACCTGGTGCAGGGTGGCATTGACATCCACCAAAACAAGGACTCCATCAAGGACGCCTGGAAGAATCTAGGGACGGCTGAAAAAGCCGCCCTGGTTCTGGGGTCCGCGGGCGGTGCCGCCCTCACCATCGGTGGTGGTGTGCTCTCCCAACAATACGGAGTAGAAGCCGCCACCGGCGGCGCCAAGCTCGGCGAGCAGTTCATGGAGAGCACGATCGGTGCACTCCAGTACGGTATCAGCGGCAGGGTCGGAAAAACCCA